TTACCAACTTCGTCAAAAATTTGGCCTATCGGTATTATTATCGATTTGTCCGCGGTGGAAGCTTTTATATTTAATCTATTGACAGCCATCTGTGTATTCAGTTAGTATAGTTAATGTTTCGGAGGTAAGTGCTAGTAATGCCGGTCCTACTGCCTCTATTTTAAACTCTAAATTATAATAGGGGTAGTGTGCATCATTTAGATAGGGATAACTAACGCCATTAACCCCATCTTCATAAACTTCTACCGGTAAAATTTCTCTCCACCTAAATGTTTCCTCTGATAAAGAATAAACAGCATACTGGGGGGATGTAAACAGACTATCATTATAACTTATATAATTAGATAATTTTCTTATAGGTATTCTGTGATGTGGGTTGTACTTAAATATAGAATCGACATGGTCATATTGAGCACCACCAACCTTATACATAGTATTTACATTAAACTTTAATGAATGTCCTATTTGTGAAATTATTGTTTCTTTTAATTCAAAAGGGTTGTATTCAGCAAATGCACCCCTAAAAGTTGACCCACTTAATGGTAATGGTGTGACACCTAAGTTACCACTTTGAGTTAGATTAACTGGGTTGGTTGCGTTATCTACAAATGGGTCTACCACACCATTTTTTTTAAAGTTCCAACCCCAACCATATCCAGCTGGACTAGAATTACCACCAGCATCCCAATCCCAAATTAAGTTTCTATTTGTGGTTAAAATTGTTAAATAAAAATCGGTTAAAGGTCTATTTAGATGGTCATAATAATCACCACTATTTATATTTATATTTGAGTTCCACAAATACGAATTGTATTCTTGATTTATTACAGTTTTTGTTAAGTAATTTGGGGTTCTTTTTGCGGGAAACACCCTACCTTTTTTATTATAGATACCCCTTTCAAAAGCTGTTCTATCAAATGTAAAATCAGTTGGATTGGTTATTAGTTTGTGTATTTGACAATAGTATTCAGATTTTGTTTCTAACATATTGTCTGGGTTAAGTATTCTTTTTAATGTACCTACGGGTTTTGTCGGTATAGAAGCAGCGTCTAACCCCAATGTTGTAACATTAATTACGTAGTGTTCTGAATTTTCCAACCCATTACCTAAATAATCTACTTTAAATATTGTTTGTGGTCCAGATGGACTTGGGAAAGTTACAGCTATAGGTACGTCTACCACTAAATTAGGTGGGTTACTTCCGAATGTAGTTGCCCCTGATTGGAATTCTATGTATTCTCCTGGTTGTACATTGTGTTTTACAGGTGTAATTATTTGCATCACTTCCTTACCATCAGTTATAGTTATGTTAACTGTAAAAGGTATTCCATCTCCAGCAACGAATTGCATACCAGAGGAAGTTGTGTAATCAGTATAATACTCCATATTTTGTTGTGTATCCGCGTCATGGATATAAGATATATATTGTACCCAATTATCTTGATATGCGAGTAGGGGTTCCCAGCCCGCGTGACTTGAAGTTATACCATATCTTTTTGGTGGTATAAATGAAAATGTGTCTGCTGGGGGTAGTCCGGAACAGTTTGATGGTGGAACACCTAGGGTTTGTGGACAACCAATATAATCTGGTATAAAGTACATTGACCCCATAAAATCAGTGTCTTGTGTTGTCCCACTTATAATGTTGTTATATAAAACATCTATTTTACCATATAGTCTATATATGGTTGAGTATGACCGTTCAAAATCAAATTGGTCTCTAAGATTTAATACTAAGTTTCTATCACCTTCATTTAGTTGTCTATTTGTTGCATCTAAATAAGGTTGTAATTTTAGTTCTCTATTAGGTGAGCCTGCAAATTTAGACTCCCCACGTACTATTCTTATATTTTTGTCGTCAGCCATTATATTACAGTATCAGCTAATTCTTCATCTATATATTTTCTAACAAATGTGTTAAATGATGTTGCGCCTGGTCTTAAACCAAAATAATAAAATAGTGGTTGTGAAAACACATAAGAGTCACTAGCTGGTACAACACCATTCATTACTGGATAATTATTTTGTGGGTATGAAAAGGGTGGGTTACCCATATAGTGTTGGAAATTACCGTCGAATATTAGTGGTGAGGGACTATTGGTTGGGTGTAGTACTGCTCCTTCAGCCGTTGCGTACTCAATTGCTGGTAATATCGACATTGCTGGACCAGGTATACCAAAAGCATATCTATATTCACCTACGGTACCTAACCAATCATTCCAAACATTCCCATAACCACCAATTGGTTGACCACCAAGTGTGGCAGCTCCTGCCGCAGCTAAATGCCATGGATAAAATGGTACGTTTTGACTAGATGCGGATAATTCCATTGTGACACAATCTATTAAATCTGGTCCACTCATAATAGTTTGGGTGGACGTAGTAAATAATAAAGGTTCCCATAAAAGGGTATGTGTAAATGTAGCGTCATTATTTATGTCATTTACGTTAAGAGCGTGTTGTATGTATGTTCCACCGGTAAAATTAGGTGATGGGTATGTTAAACCACTATTTGGTGGTTGGTCTGCTGGGGGTGTAGACATTTGTGTGTCATAATCACAGTCACAAGCTGTTGTACCCATATTTGCTTCGTAACCCTCAACACCTAACATACAGTTTTGCATTAGTGCTTGTGCAACATCACCACCTATTTCAAATTCTGGTCGTGGGAAAAAGGTTGATAACGAGGCTTCAGGTTGTTGCATTTTAAGATTGTATGCATCTGAAACAAGTTCCGTAATGTCTTGGAATGTTGTACTACCTATTTGGTCTGTAACTGAACATTCGTTAGCGTATTTTGGGTCTAGACATATTTGTTGTATACATTGGTTTCTTGACCCCATATCGACTAGTGTTGTTGGAAATAGTATGTGTCTAGCTTGGTCACCAGTTGCATGGTTACTACCACTACTACCAGCAAAAGCCCACCAAGGATTGTAAACACCATCATCATCACCAATAAAACTACCATCTAATGGGCCTATCTCTGTAACTTTAAACGGTGTAGACCTATAATAAAAAGTATGTTCAGTGGGGTGAAGGTATACTAATTTTTTACAATATTTAGTTCCTGAACTAGCATAGGTATCATTAACTTGGTCATATTCTAATTTTGCTCTAAACTGGAACTGATATAGGAATCCACTTACCCAACTATTTTCCCAGAAATAATTCATAACACCGTTACATAAAGCTTGTGATATTTTTTCTCTTCTAGTCCACTCAATTAAAACTCTAAGGTTGTAGTTGAATGGTAGGCATCCAGGGTTAAAACATATTATTTTAACGTAACACCCACCACCAGCAATTCCATCCCGTGTAGTTCCACTTGTTTGTGGGTCGTTAGGGTCAGCTGAATTAAATCCATAATGGTCAGGACAACACACTCTTGTTTCTTCTGGTACTTGACAGCAATCGTGAGCCCAAGTAGGCCCACTATTAGGGTCTGGGTCGGCATCACCCACAGGACAGGGTTGGGGTGCATAATTTTGCAGGGCCCCATCTGGCAAGTCTCCTGGGCAAATAAATTGTGACGCAAGAAAGTTTAAAGAATCTTCTGTGTTTGGGTCACCCATAGTTCTACACATACACTTTTCACATTCTGGATATTTTGTTTGTCTTAACGTAAATAAAACAAATCCAGTCCTTAAACCAAAATACTTACAAGCAGCTCCACATCCGAAGCAGTCAGAAGAAAAAATACAAATAACCCCACAATCGTCAGGTGGAGCAGGAATTATATCCGACATATCTAATATGGTAAACCCCCAAATACCAATATAAATGTCGTATATGAAACACCACATTACACATATAAAATAAACTATCACCAAAACTATACCTAAAATTATACCTAAAACTAAAGCAAGTGTCGACACTAGCAGAGTTAGGAACATATAAATCATACCTAAAAAATCTATTAGGAACATCCATAGAAATACCATTAAACTAGGAGCTCTAACCGCACTGTTTATTGGAAAAAACATTGCTGTTGTAGCACATTGTTGGTCTGATTCTGGTAATATATTTTTTATACCTACAAATTGTCTCCTACCACCATGTTTAATGTGGTCGTGAAATTGTGAATAGGTGTATACCCTATTAAAAGTCATATCATAGAATACGTCTTTCGCTGCAGGCATCATATTTCTTTGTGCCCAAGGATTATAGTCACTATATTCCACAGAAAAAGTGTATGAGGTAGGGTCTATTCCAGGCCAGTCACCATCAACATTAGCTGGAGGCCAAGGGTCATAATACTCTCTAATGTTGGGTACTAGGTAACTACCAATTCTTCTTTGTCTTGCACTCCCTGTTGCCTGTTCTGGTCTTATTCTAAATCTAACTCGTGTTCTAGTTGGTACTCCTATAGTTGGGTCATCTGATAATACCATGTCGCCAAATTCATTAGTTACCATGTAATCCATATTCATTGGCATGTGAACTAAGAATGAACCACTATCGTCTATTACTCTACCACCATTTGGTAGGTAATATCTTTCAAGTATAGGTACTTCTCCACCTATCGGTGCACCCCAGCCTCCAAGGGTATATGCTGGATAAGCGTTTGGGTCGTCTTTGAAAAATGGTGTATACCTAACACAATCTATAATTCCTGGTTTGGATATTAAACTACATAGTTCACCCATCGCTGCTTTAGGCCTACAATTTCTATTAACAGAATCCTTATCTGTATCACTAGCTGTACTACCCATAAAGACTGCGTTTGGTTCTAATTTAAATCCGGTTACGGATAAATCAAAATCAACTCTAGTAATAGCGGCTCTACAAAATTCTTCATCACCCCAAAAAGGTCGAACATCTATCGATTTTTGTTGGTTTAGTACTTGGGGTAAACTGTTTATTACTTGGTCATCTTTAAATTTTGCACCATCGAAGTCGGAATCCGCAAACCCTTTTATCTTAAAATCTTCTGGTAATAAAGAAAAACACCCAATATCACTAACATCAACATCCATTATAATAGTATGGTCACCTACTGGTACACCATATATCATAAAATCACCAGATTCGTTAGTCTTTACTGTGTATTTGTAATATTTGTCATAAACATATTTAACGTCTTGTTTATTTAAAACGTCATTTAGTGTTGGAAAACTCCCTACTGTTACGTGACAGTCGAAGTTTGGTTCACTACTAAGAAGGTTATATCTTTTACCATCCTCTGTTGTGTCAAATGGTTCCTTAAATGGATAAAGTTGTTTTATTACTTGATTTCCTTCATCTTCCTCACTTAGTGGTACGAATATAGAAACTTTTGCGTTTGGTATCCCGAATCCTCCGTTGGTGATTACCCTACCTATCACAACACCAAAATCAGCACACATACGTGTGTAGACCTCTTGTTGTGTTAACGAAAGACTTAAAATTTCTAATAAATCGAAATTTTGTTTTAGTTCAAAAGTTACATTTTTGTCTTTTGCCCCACCACGTCTAACATCCGTCCTTACTCTAAATGATTTACCCATAATTTATACTATTATAACTCCATAAAATAATTTATTGTATTTATGGTGTGTTTATAAGATAAATAGTTTCAACCACCAAAACTAAAAGTAAACAAAATGCGGTTATAGTAAAGATTATTAAAGGACCGGTTTACTTGGTTTTTTGTACCTTATAGCGATATCTTGGTTTGGAAAACGAATTTGTAGTATCTCATTTGGTTGAGCATATATGGTATCATCTAGTAGTCCTATTTGTTTTGTGGTAGCATTAACATATGGTTGTGTTGTTACTGATTGTGAGTAGTTTCCACCGACTTTATTAAAAACTAATATATCAGTTAAATTAAGTACACCTGGTTGTGTCATTATAAATGCTCTTAGACTACCTAAAGCTAAATCTTCACCTAACTCCATTTTATCAACAGCAAAATATTCACTTACTTTAGTTATTACGTTAGTTACTATCTCCCCTTCGTTTGCATTTTTTTCTAGTATGAGGTCAATAGAAAAAGCTAAATCTATTACTCTAGCAGCTCCAACAACTACGTAATCATTTAACATTCTATAATTAGACAAATAATTTGCTATGTTACTTTTAAGTGTTTCACTAACTAGGGAAGTTAATTTACCGTCCGGTGTATAAGAAAGTACATTTACATTAACTTTGTTTTCTATTTCTGTGACACCCACTTTTGCTGGTGCCCCAAATGTGGCAGGCATAGTCCTTAATTTTGAAACATAGTCATTAATAGAAACACCTCTATTTTGTGCTGCAAAATTAAAAGATATATAATTCCTTATTTCATCTGGTGTCATTTGATTTGCACCACCAATTGCAGCTGTAGTATTTGTAACAGTTAAACTATTAATTACTGTTTGGTTTATTTGTTGACTTGGTCCACCCACAACAAAATCTATAACACCAACACTATTTATGGCTCCAGCACCAATATTTGCTGCTTTACCACCACCTACTCTATACTGTATAAATAATGTAGTATTTGCGTTAACAGTGTTACCTAAAGCTATATTATTTAAAAATTTAGACATATTTAGTTTAACCCCTTTAGAAGAAAAGTTATCCAATAAATCTTGTGATGTTTGGTTACCACTACCAAATGTTAAATGAAAAAATCCTTCTGGTGTAAATTCAGTTATAAATCTTTGGGGTACGGTTATGTATTTACCAACTTTAACTCCTGGTATATCTGCTGGTATTGATGGGTCTATTACAAATACTTCGTTCTGAGCTAAAGCTTCTACTTCGTACCATTTATTGGTTGATGTAGATATAAACTCACTGTTGGATGGTATTGTTTGATAACCTAGTCCTGGTTTTTGTATTACTGATGTAACCCCTATAACATTTTTTTCTGGTAAAAATATTTTAAAGAATGGTTTACTATCAGCATCATTAATTTCTTTTTTAAATACTTTGGTTATCCCATTAACCATAACTTCTCTTTTTACAATTGTATAGTTTTGGGTTATTCCGTTAGAATCTCTATTTGGTATTTTAGTTTGGTTTGGTACTCCCTCTGCGTTATATTGTGATGAAAAGTCACAGTCTTCTACTAACTCAAATACTTGTCCAGCCCCTCTAAATTGTGAACCAGCTCTTATTTTACCCAAGTATTTAAAATCTTCTTTATCACCTAAAACTGGTACTATAATAGATAGGTCACAAACTGTAACTGATGGTCTATTTCCTGGTATTTTTAAACCATAAGTTTTTGCTATATTGTAAAGAGAACTTCTTTCCTGGGCATATTGTAATACTGTCTCTTGAAAGGTTCTGTCAATCTGAAAATTTAAGTTATCTGATACCGCAGCATTAAGGTCTAAAAATACTGAATATATTGAAGCATCGTTTGCGTTTTTAATTAAATCAGGGTAATAGGTACTAGTTAACCTTAGTAATTCATTTCTAACACCTAAAAAATCTCTTTCTGTATATGCTATTTTTTTGTCTGCCATTTTATAAATCTATTATAACAAAATCTTTAGTTTCAAACACACCATCTCCAGCTGTGTAATCAATTCTTACCCTCATAGAATAATTTCTTTGTGCTTCACCAACAAAACTCATATTACCATCATCCATAGATAAATCAGTATTTTGTTCATTAAGTTTTTCTTCCGCTTTTAAGTCTTCTAATGTTTTAACCTCTACATTGTTTATAGTTAAACTAGGTATATATTTGTTAACCGCTTCTCTTATCTCCCTTTCAATAGATATTTTAGTGGTTGTGTCCATTAACTCAAAAACATATTTATTTAAATTAGTACCAAAATCTGGTAAAAAATACCTAGAACCTTTAGGCGTAACTATAAGATGAATAAGGTTTGACCTCACTTCACTATCAGTATCTGTATTTAATCCTAGAAAGAATCCTTGTGGACTATCAACAAATGGGAACGTTATACCGTATCTTTGTGTTGGCATTTCTTTTTATAATAAATACTTCAAATATTACTTTATTGTGTGGTAACTTTATTGTTTAGTAGATTCTTAGGTTGGTAGGGACAGTGTCTACATCCATTACCACAACAATACCCTCTTCGTTTATGATAATCTTCAGTTAGAACCATCGTACCACCCTCCCAATAGAAATCTGTTGGTAGTAGTTTTGGTTTTATAAATTCTTTATAGTGTAGTTCACTAATCCAGTCGTCACTTCTTTTCATTTTTTATTTATTAGAAAATAAATGGTGACCCGAAAGAATCACCATTTATTATAATTTTATGTAAAGTTTTAATACTAACTTACCTCAACTTCTTTTTTCATTGTTTTAACATCAACATCTATTTCACAACTACCCCCCGCACAAGCTAATTCACCAGTTAAATTTGTATTATCGTCTAATTCAACCACATTTGATAAGTCTACATCACTTAAAACTTCCATCATTTCTTGATATTTTTCTTCCGTAATATCTTCGAATGGTGCTTGTGTATATGTTCCCCCATTGTATGGTAGTACAGATAGTCCGTTATATGATTTTCTATTTTCCCACATCCACTCTCCAGCTGCATCCCACTCATGTTCTCTTAGTGAAATTGTAGCTGAAACATTATGAGAATTAGACCCATTTCTATGTCCTGATTTAACCCACTCTGTAGCTACTTTTTTAACTCTTTCAAGTAGTTGGAATGGTGATTCTGTTCTCATTATAGAACCTTCAGGTGCTTTTTGTGGTATACTAATTACTGCTGTATCATGTGGTCTGAAATATTCGTCTTCAACTAGTTCTGGGTGATTATCTTTAAGATATGTATAAATTGCTTCATTTTTACCAACCCTAACTCTTCTAATGTAGTAGTCATTATGCCAAGCATGTATACCGGAACTAGTACCTAATGTCAATGATGTAGTACCTGCTGGTTTAACTGTTGTACATCTTGCTGATTGGTTTATTCCTATTAGTTTTGCTACTCTTGTATTTTCTCTTTTTACTAAACTAGCTGCTTTTGGCATATCATAATTTAAAACTTTACCAGAACCAATACCTGTCATTGAAACCCCAATTAATGCGTCTTTTTCGGTTGTTTCTTGCCATTTTTCTCTTAGATAATGAAAAGATGTATATCCAGCTTGTAGTGTCCCTATAAATGCTGCAACCTTTACTCGTTCGTTTAAATCTTCTTGTGATTCGATATTTGATACGTTCACTTCACATAAGTTACAAAACTGATTAGGTCTTAAGGCAATTTCACAACATGGGTTTGTTCCCCAGTCTTTATCATTGTTCAGATAGATACCAGGTTCTCCAGCTCCAGACAACTCAACACGTTTCCATAAATCCATAAAAAATTCTTTAGTAATTTTGTGTCTCATTAAACATGCTGAATTATTAGCTCTACCTCGTTGTGGGTTTAACTCCCACCAATTTCCAGCTTTACAACCAATCATTTGTTCATCATCAGCACTAAATAACGATATAAGTGCTGCACGACGAATACCACCAGCCAATACGGCGTCAGCGATATGACATACGATATCGTGTACTTCAATCGTTGTAAGTTGTTCTCCATTTTCTTTTTGGTTTAGTAGGCCTTCAATTTTTACCAAACATTCTTTTAATGGTTGTGGTCCTGGAGCTTTTCCTCCTGATGTTATTAATCTAGCCCCTTTTGGTCTAATGTCTGAATAATCGAACTCTACTCTACTTCCACCACCATTCATATAAGTTTTCATAAGAACTTTTATAGAATCAGCCCATCCTTCAATTGAGTCACCAATTAAAAATCTTTTCTTTCTCTTTTGGTATGGTTTTTGTATTACTGGTAATTTAGCGACGTGGTGTCTCTGAACTGAGTACCCAACACCTGTACCACCTAATAACAAAAACATTGTTTCACTAAAAGAATCTATATGGTCTATAGGTAGATACGCACAATTATAGATTCTGTTTGGTGATATTTCTATTGGTTTACCACCAAATTGCATACTCCTCATAGATGGTAATACTTTTTTACTATAAACTAAATTATATTTTTCTTCAATCTCATCCTTTAGTTGTGGGTATTTTTTTTGATGCATTTCTTTATTACGTGTTACTAATTCTTCCCACGACTCTCTTCTATTCACTTCTGGTAGATACTTAGCGTACTTCATGTAGACAGTAATATCCGACAGAATCTTATTTGATACTTCCATATTTTTGCTTTTTATTAATTATTTTTATTTATTACTTGTTCTCTTCTTTGTAGAGCTCGAGTTACTCTCTCTCTATTTCTATTGGTTTTTTCTTCTTCAAAACCTAAGAACGTTTGGGTTGTTTCTGTATTTATTTCTAGTGTTCCGTTGTCAAATTTACAATTTTCAAAAATTACACCGTCTTTACCTAATCTAGATTTAACAACAGCTATTGTAGCTAAACCAAGTTCTTTTTGTTGTAACGTTTTAGCTACAGATATAATAACGTGACCAACTTGTGCTTTTTTAATTGACCCACCCATCATGTCTGTGGTTACAACTTCAGAACTTATAGAGGTTCTGTTTCCTTGAGTTGCTGTCCATCCTGCTATATCTAACTCATGACACATACCTTCAAATTTTCTCATAACTGAACCTTCACCTTTCCATTCATCATTAAATGCACGGTCTGGTAATATACAATCGATATAATCAATTAGAACCATATCAATTTTTGTACCTTCTGATATAATCTTTCTTACTTGATTTTTAATTTGTAACATACTCATCTCATCAGATGGTAGTTTTTTTAGTATTAGTTTGCCACCTGTTTTTTTCATTTCATCAGCTTTATCCAATACAGTTTCTTTATGGTCACTTAATTTATCGTTTGGTATTCCGGTCCAACAGGTGAAATGTTTTCTTTGTATTATTTTAGGGTTGTCCTCAAAAAATATTTGTAGTACGTTATATCCCATGTTAAATGCTGTGTTAGCAAATCTAGTTAACATAGTTGTTTTACCAACACCTGTAGGTGCGAGAATAACACCGATTTCTCCTTTAGCTAATCCACCATTTAATATATTGTCTAAACCATCAACACCTGTAGGTACTGGGTGCCTATAATCTTCCTCTAATAATTTTTCTAATTCTGTAAAAATTTCAAAACTACCTTGGTCTCCATCACCTATCTTAATAGCATCACGAATTAGTTCCTCACATTTATCATAACTTTCAAAGTCACCTTTTTCCATTATACTCTCCACTTTCCTAATAGCTTTTTTAAGTTCTTGTTGTTTACAGAAATTTAAAGCTTTCTCTTTAATAAAGAGGTGGTCTTCAAATGAAGCATCTTTAACTTCTTTCAACATATCAAAAATATTTTTTCTTGCCATTTCGGAAGAAATTTCTATTCTTGTTAATTGGTCTAGGGCTTCAAATGACGGTGAGACTTGGTATTTTTCATAGTACTCTTTAATTAATTGCATAATTAATCTAAAGTACTGGTTGTCAAAATATTTTGCTGTAATAGCATCTATTATTGATTGAAAAAAAGTGTTATCGGTTACTATAAGGTTAATTAGTTTGAGTTGGAAATTATATCCTAGGTAACCGAAGTTTTTATTGTCTGTCATATTATTTTGTTATTGTAATAAATACTAGATTAGTTAACGATTAAGTTATAATCTTGGTAGTGTGTTGTAACTTTTTTTTGTGATAGTACTAATGTAAGTTCTCTTAGTATAGAAGATATTTGTGGTCTTATGTCTACGGTAAACCTAACTTTTGGGGGGTAGATACTGGCAGGTGTAATTGTGTCGTAAAATACCTTGTTTCCTTTCTTTAAAGTTATTGTAAAATACTCGTCTTCTTGGGCTTCGTCTATAGTGTTTTCTTTATAGTTACTTTCTAATAAATATAAAGTTTTAAGCTTTAATCTCTCAACAATACCATCTACAATATCTCTTATCACGTAGTGTATGTCTATTGATTGTGTTGCTCTATCATTAAAGTTTCTTACCGAAAAGAATCTTTGGCAAACTATGTTATTACCTAATTTTAATACGAATTCGCATTTTTGTGTGTTTTCTACTCTTTGTTTAATTTTACTCATGTCTTTTATTTTTATAAAAATCTTTTTCTATTCTTGTTAATCTTAAAAATGGTCTTACGAAATCTACCCAAGAATCATCTTTCTTAGGTAAAATATTAAGAATTCCATCTGACATCATCAAGTCTAAGGCATTTTTCCAGTGTCTTCCTTCTGGGTCTATAGCTTCTTTTGATAAGTCGTTTATTCCGTTTACGGCTTCTTTAGTTAGAAATTGTTCCCCAACCCCTATAATGGTGTAGTTTGTTTCTAATATCGAACCTTTATGGTTAATATTAAGTGTTTTTTGGGTTACTTCTTCTAATATATTTTGTTCTTTTTTATTAATTTTATCTTTGGATTTTATAGTTTCTATTATCTCTTGTAAAGATACTTTTTTTTCTAGTATTTCGGGTTTTATTTTTACTAAAGATTTTACCCCAACCATTTTTATACCATATATGTTATCAGAAGAATCACCACATATAGTTTTAACAACTCTAACATTACTTGACGGTATATTAACTCCGTTTAATGGTACTTTGTCACCATCTTTAAATAATTTGTTTAATGAAATTATATGTACTGACACATTTTTGGATATTAGTTGTAACAAGTCTCTATCCGATGTTAGGACAATAATTTCTTCTTTAGTTGTTTTTTTACAATAGTGTGCTATGCAGTCATCTGCTTCACACCATTTAAAAGTTGCTTGTCTAACATAAAGTTCTTCTAGGTATTCTTGTACACGTAATTTTTGCCTGCCGTATGATTGTAAATCACCTTCAGACTTAGGTTTTATTCTTCTATTTAATTTATAATCTGGGTATAGTTCTAGTCTGGGTTTGGTGTTTTGTTCACCATCCCAACAAACAACTATTTTAGTAAGTAGATATGTATCTATTAGTTTTCTTAAGGTATTAAGAAAATGGTACAGGCCACCTATATGGTCTGTACCATTATACATATTTTTTATACCATGAAAACCAGTATTTAATAAGGAATTTCCGTCAACTAATAATGTTCTTGTCAAAACACACTTTTAAAAGGTTAAACAATTTTTTTACTTTACTATTTCTAATAATTCTATCTCAAAACTTAAATCTTCACCAGCTAAAGGATGGTTCATATCTAAATTTACACTTTCCTCATCAATTTTAACTACTTGTCCTTGTACTGGCCTTCCTTTATTGTCTTGTCCTTGGATGAACCCGTTTAATTCGTATTTTAAAGTTTCTGGGAATTCAGTTTTTTTAACCGTTATTACGGCCTCACTAATATAATTTCCGTAAGCTTCCTCAGCTTTAACATCTACTTTAGTTGTCGAACCAACTTCTAGATTTTTAACCGCGTCGTTAAATCCTTTTAATAATTGTCCATCATCAATTGTAAATTCTAACCCTTCACCCTTATCTCTAGAATTGTCAAATTGTGAACCATCTTTTAAAGTACCTACATAATGTACTTTTACTTTATCTCCTGTTTTTATTTTAGTCATTTTCTTTTTCTATTTTTAAATCGAAATCACCACCAACACCCAGTTGTTCTGACCAAAAGGTGGCGTATTCTTGTTTATATGATTCTATTGATTTTTTTTCTTCTGTTGATTCTCTCCCAGCTAAGAACCCATGTGGGCTAATTAATATTTTACCATCTTCATAACCTAAACCGTTAACATGGTTTTTCATAATTGTTATTTTAGTTCTTGTGGCAAATTTTACTTTTCTTTTTTCTCTAACTGCTGAAATGTTTGTCGTTCCAGCATTTTTTTGATTTCCAAACCTAAAAACTAAAGTAGAGTTTAACCATAAAGATTCACCACCTTTAGCTTTTATTTTAGGTTGCCCAAATGGGTTATCTGGTAGTTCTACCCATGGTTGGTTAACAACCACTAGAGTGTTAGTATATTTAGAGTCTTGTCTTCTGGATTTACCAATTCTTTGATTTAGTCCCATACCTATTTTGTCGGCTAATGTAGCTGCATTATGCATCTTACCACCCTTACCATCAAAAGTCATTTTACAAGGTACTGAACCAACAGAATCCCATAAAAATAACAAATCGTACTCTAATTCACCTTTTTCTTGAGCGTCTAATAATTCATTAACGTAATCAGTTATTTGTTCAATGTATTGAAAGTCGTTGTTGAATAAGAAAAACCCATCCCAATCTATTTCACCAGTAGTTGTATCTACAACTTGTTCACAGTCAAAACCTAAAAGTTTAGCGTGTTCAAACCCCCACTTTTGTTCTGTTATAATTAATACTGGTAAAATACCCTTACTTTGTGCATCAACCGCTGATTTAATTAAAGCTGTAGTTTTTCCAGTGTCAGAATGACCAAGAAACATTTGTAAATGTCCCATAGCTGGTCCTGGTAATCCAGTAGCATCAAGGAAAGCTTCCCCTAAATCAAAAAATCTTTCTGGTTTAAAGTTAGCTTTCTTTGAGAATTTACTTTTTAGGTCCGCAAATGTCCTTTTTTTCAATGCCATATCTACTTATTAAAATGGTAAATCTTCGGATTGTGGGTCATTTGCTTGTGGGTCTGTAGAACCTAATGTTGTTGTGTTTGTTGAATTACTAACACTATTAGGGTCGTCGTAAACATACTTCTTAAGTTCCGAGTCCCAAACTGGCTCTAGTCCTTTTGAAATAGCTTCTAGGTATTCTACTGGTTTTTGTGAGTATACGTCTTTCCAAGTTCTTTCGTCTTCAGTCCACTCTTTTGTTTTAGCTTGGTCTTCAGATAATTTACCTGGGTCTTCGTACATAACTGAAGATACTGTTGTATATTCACCTCTTCCACCTGGTAATGGAAGGGTTTGGAGTATTAGGATTAGGTCTCGTCCTTCATTCGCGTCGGTCACATCTCCTTTATTTCTCCAAATAGGTATAATCTTATCTATTGGTCCATTTCCTTTCCAGTTGTGTTTAAATCTCCAGAATTTAACACCGTCTTCTTCATTGTCTCTATCTACAACTTTTACTATGTAAAATTTTTGTGAACGATAAGAACGTGCTAATTCTTTTGATTGTGCATCACCAGCTAATCTTAAAGCTTCTTCAACTTCATTTAATGGACTTCTTTCACCTGATGGTTTTCCCTCTGAATTTTTACCCGGGTCATAAAGTTTTTGCCATCTTCCTTGAACTTGTATATTGTGGAAAAATACTTCTTTAAAGGGTGACGTACCGTCTGTTGTTGGTACTATTCTGATTCTTTTTTCTCCTTGTTTTGTTCCTTTTGGTAACATTATAGAAAGGTATTGTTTCATTCTTTCTTCTGATGTCATTTGTGGTTTTGTGGAACCGCCACTTTGTTTGTTTTTCTCGTATTGAGCTAAAACCGCGTCTAAACTATTACTCATGAATTTTCTTTTTAAATATTATTAATTAATAAACATATGTATAAATATACACATAGTTTATTGGTATGTCAAATAAATATTTAAAGTATTTTTAGTCGTCGTTTTCCTCGTCTGGGTCTCCGAAACTTTTTTGGATGTCTACGTCACTATAGTCTTCTACTTCGTCTTTGGTTAAAATATATTGTTTTTTACCTGTTTTGTCAAAAACTTCTTCTTTGTCGGTAAAAAAGTCACTTAGTGTTCTGTTGTATGGTCCACTATCGTGTTTTCTTAAACCAATTTGTTCTTGTGGTGTTCTAGGTCGATATTCTTCAAGTTTATCTTCTAAACTACTAATTTTGGTTGCTACATCTTCCATAGAGGATAGTTGCGTTTCTAAATCAGAAAGTTTTGTCATTAAATCATCTAGACTTTCTGTGTTCTTAGATAAAATATCTTTTTGGTCTGAAAGTTCAGTATTTGTCTCATCTTGTTTACTTACTAAATCAGTAACCTCAAGTTCAGTTGTATCACCACCTCCAGTATCTAAATCCATGTCTAGGTCATCCTCAATACCACCATCTTCGGTTTCAACATCCACATCTAATTCTTCACCACCTAACTCTTCATCACCTAACTCTTCATCACCTAACTCTTCATCACCTAACTCTTCATCTGGGACTTCTTGTTCACCAATCTCTTGTTGAGTTTTGAATTTCTTTAGTCTGTCTGAACTTCCTTGTTGGTGTTCAAACCCCGAACCTACATCGGCCATACCATCTCCCAATGAATTAATTTTTTGTTCATTCAAATTATCCATATTATGGTTAATCTCATTAAACCTACTAAGTTCTTTTAGTATAGATTTTTCTATTTCTTTAGCCATTTAATAATTGTTTTACTTGTCCTGAAGGAGATTCTACTTGTACTTTTCGATTAACTCTTATACTATTTTCTACTCTTTCTATCAAACCATCCCTACTTTTAATAGTATAACAAATTCCAGTATCTAAATCACAAACTTGTTGTCCTTCAGCACTTTGACCATTTTCAACAATGTTATCTGTTTTCTTACCTAAGAAATTTCCTAATTTTTGTCTAAGTTGTTCTGTTATCATAATATTTGGTATACCTATAAATATACGTAAATTCATTAATAGTCAATATTATTACTTATTGACGTGTCCTGGGTAAAAATTCTGCTGGGTTTAAATAATGTTCTATTATTTTACCTTGTTGTTTCACACCCCTTTTTATTTCAAAATGTACGTGTGTGTCTTTTGATAGTCCACTATTTCCCATTTTACCCAACACTTTATTACCCATTCCAGGACCTACAAACCCTCTTTGTATTGAGTCGTTTAAATTTACTGTTATCCCTTCTCTTAGAAAAGCGTACCGTGTCAAATAATAAGCCGTACCTTCTTCATCTGGGTCTACATTTATATTTGTTTTAATTTCAACATGATTACCGTATTTGGAACATCCGTCACTTTCTTGTAATGGTTTACACCCATCAACTACTTTGGTTACCACACCATAGACTGATGGGTAAATGTCTATACCACCATTTTCACTATTAGCATTTACAGAGTTATCTGATGTTGGGCAAATATCCACACCTAAGTGTCGTTTTTCTGGGTCCTCATTTGGTGTAACGATGAATGTACCGGCACTTAAAGTAACATCTACCCATGTAACATTGTCATCATTTAGTGGTGGTGTTTGATATGTTACCCCTGTAGCTATATAGTCATTTTGAGTTACTGCTAATTTCTTTTGACTTTCAGTAGCGCTTAAACCATCGTAATACAAATCTATAGGTATTTTATCTAGTCTGTCTTCTGCTTTTTCATATAATTTAACATTAACTCTTTGTACCAAATCACTTATGGCTGGAAGAGATGGTCTAGGTACTCTTACACCCTCAAAAGTTGTTTCTATAGTATTAGGTCTAATTTCGTGTTCAACATTAATAATTAAATACGGCCCATTAAACATTGGTAGGTATCTTAGTTGGAAATATTGGGTTGGTTGTATTGTTACATTTCCAACACAGGTTATTCTTGCTGTATAAGACCTACTAGCGTATACGTTAAATAGTGATGCGGAAGCTGGTGAGGTAGCATTTCCACCACCTGAATCCGCCATACTCTGTAGTACCTTAAAACTCTCAGATGTGTTTTGAAACTGAGATTGGTCTAACGTTATTGATTCAAATATATTTTGATTTGGTATTCCAAAATCTACGTTGAATCCCATAACTTTATTAGATTGTTCTTTATTACCACATTCTTGGGTTACCAGTGGTGAGTTAGGTGAGTTGTAGTTAAATGAATCACCATTATATCCATTGTTTGGTGTTTTAACATTTAGTTGTGATGACGGTTTACCAACATATTGACATAGAAAAGCTGGTGAAGAGTCTATATAGTCTACAGTTTTAAAAGTACCAAACATTGCATTTCCTTGAGCTTGTGTGTCCGTCCCCTTCTTTTCAATATTAAAAAAGTTTATATATGAAGGTAGTGGTATAAAATTAAAATAGTTGTTAGCTAATATAATACTTAGGTAACTAGACACACTTTGTGTTAAAGTTTTAGAGTTAGTATCTGTAAATGGTGAATCTAGTTGTAGTATGTCCCATATATTAATTATTGCCTGGTCACCTATATCTTGATTGGCCCTATCTAAAAATAAAAATTTTTCAAATAGGGTTTGGTCTGTTAGGTTTGTTCCTGAAACCCATCTATCATTTATTGTTTTAAACTGATTGTATAGTTCTAATTTTATATCGTCTGATTTAACTTCTGGTCTATCATCAGTTACAACATTTATTGTTGTGTTATCAGTTTCTAAATTTTGTTTTATGTTCTTTTTAAGTTCTTCTAATAAATTAGAAATGTATAATTCTTGGGTACTTTGTGTAGAATCTATCTGGGTGATGAATTTATTTAAAAATTCGTTTGCTTGTGTAGGACCATATTGATTACAGTGTGTAGCGTATAGTTTAATAAAAGGTGCAAAATCAACTATATTAGCCACACTAAATTCCATACCATCTGCTGAATTGGGTTTATTTATAGTTGTAAAAAATTTGTATATTGGGTTGGTGTCATCAGCTGGTACTAAATTGTTAAATTGTGTGATAGTCCCACTATAGAATTCACCAACTTCTAATCTTATTGTTTGATATTCTATTGGGTTACCGATAAAAAAGTTTCCTGAGGTTGGTATTTGTAGTCCATTAGCATAACTACCATATAATTCTGTTAGGTTTTCATATGGAGATTCACCATTTGATGTGTCACTAGTAGTATCATACTGCCACAAATTATTGTTGATGGAGTGTATTGTTTGTAATTTTTCTAGTAGTGTTTGATTGTTCACAACTAAATCTAGATTGGTGGTACTTCTGTGAATATATTCTACTTTTTTATTTAAGAATTGAAACATTGTTGTGTTGAATTTTAACATTTGTGCTTCTGCTAATTCTTTACTGTTAGGTATTATGGACATGGATGATAGGTCTCCAACCATACTAACCCAACTATCTTCCACAACAACCAATTCTCTAATTAATTCTTTTAAAGAACCACCTAGAGCACTAGACCCTCCTGGTGTTGAAAAAGTTAGAAATTCTTGTTCAAAAGCATCTAATTGTTCTTTATTAAACACACCTCTAAGAACCTCAATAGTGTCATATATAGATTCTTCACTAAAACTCCAATCTTCTTGTTCGTTTTGTTCTGGATTAATATTTTTAAAGTACTGACTAGCCGTTGATTTGTAATTTACTTTGTGTTCAAAATAACCATAGTTAGATGCTCCCCATAAAATTCTACTAGCTCCATTATGTAAAGCTGGATTACCGTATGTTGGTGTTTCGTATGTACTTGCGTCTGTTTGATTTAATCCACCTGAAGAAGGGAAAAGTATTGTATACCCTCCTGGGTCTGGTGAATTTGCGGTCGTAACACCTAAGGCTGGTACCGTTATACTTGATGACCTTAGATAAACACTATAAAATTTTACATCAACATTATCAAATGATTTATAGTTAATGTCACTGTTAGGTTCTATTGTTAAAGGTGCGTTACCCGTAGAATCTAAAAGATTATTTAATAGTTGTCCAACACCAATATTGTTATAATTAGTACTATTAGTAGCAATAAAATTAATGGTATCTATTAGTTTTGGGTAAACACCCACTTGCATTATAGTGTTAGCAACAGTATTATCGTGACTTACATATGGGTATGGTCCAGAAGATGTGACACCATCATTACTCGCGACAAATGTATAATAATTAGTTGTATTTAATGGGGTTTCATAAATACTACTTGGTCCAGTATACCCTATTTGGCCCACCACACCTACATCACCCCATATAGAGTTTAAAGGGTCAACTTGTGTTTGTACTTCTGTTTTATACCTCCACCACACAGAACCAATCCTTAACATAAATGCTATTGGTAGATTGTGTATCGCAGGCATTTGATTAAACATTTGTGATATGTAGTTACCAAATTCATGATTATCACCTTCTTTATATAAGGCTTTTTCCCGTAATGTCGGTACTGGTAATGAGTTTAAAAATAAGTATGCTGCTTGTGTATACGCGTTAAATGTACCTGCCTTTTCAGCCTCGGCACCAGCGGTTAATGCGTTCATAAAGTAAGGTGTGTTTAACATAGATGTTAATCTTACCGCAGCTAATTCTGTATTGGTTCCACCCCCTGGTATAGTTGCTACTGTTGGTGAACCGTGTATTTCACCTTCTGTTATAAATTTATGTGCTGCGAATGATTCATACGATTCATTTGCCGTAGTTAGTGTGTTTAACGCATTTGAATTATTTTTTCTTTCTATTAGTTTTTCTTGGTCTTCGTCTACAAACTTGGAGGTTAGGTACTTTGCTCTGGTTAGATAGGTGGTGCTCCAGGTGTCTGTTAAAACATTTTTTTCATTTATATCATATTGTACATTCTTACTAATGTCAAAGAAATCATTTTGTGATACTGTGTTAGCATTTGCAAAGTTACTACGTACCCATGCACCATAAATACAGGGTGCTAAATCATACATACCATTAGTTTTACCCTCTAAAAGTACTTTGGTGTTTTCTTCAAAGTTTTGTGGTATAACGGTAAATCTAGATTGTTTGTAGTTTAATGTGAATGTACTTTTTGTTGTGTATGGTGTTATGGTTCCATATAGTTGGTATTGTCTGAATCTGCTAGGGTCCGCTTCTTTTAAAATGGTTAACATTTGTCCAAGACCACCTAAATCCATAAACACCTGTTTTTGTGTACTATATGGTTTAATTCTTTGGTATAGGTTTAATGCGTCATATTTTGCTAGTTCTACTATACCCCCACCGATTAAAGAATTAGGTGAGACACCAACTTGTCCAGTATATCTAGACACTAACCCACCATTTAGAACTGCTTTTTGTGCTCTATCTAGGATTTCAAACCATATATCTAAGTCTTCAAGACTCGAGTATGGTGTGTCTGTCGGTAACCAATCGTAAAGTGTTATCGGTGTAAAATCTTTATCAACCGCCGTATTTTCAACTGGTGGACTAAAAAAACTAAATTTATAATTTGTTGCTTTTGTATATTCTTCCACAAATGCAACCTCTGGCCATATTTTTTGGTCGTTACCCAAAGTATTGGCGATAACTTCATTTGCACCTGGATAAGTTAAAACTGAATTAGTTGTGGTACAATTACCACCTTTTTCTTCTTCTTCAATTTTATAATATTGTGGCCATGGATATACAATTTGGTTGGTTGCGTTTGAATCGTTTGAAGAAACTGCGACAGCTAGTCTTTGTTCATTTTGTCTTTGTGAAAAAGCTTCTGTATGTACATCATCTAACAATTTTAAAAAAGTGTCAGCTCCCGCTAAAATAATAGCAAAAACATTCCTTATGGTCGGTTTAAATCCTATAGCTTTTTGTAGTCTACCATTAAGTTCTTCACTTAAATTTTCTGCCATAGTTTTTGCTTTGGCGTCAAATATTCGTTTTGTTGTTGTCCATATAAACACAAAACTATCCGTACTACCTTCAAACATAAACCAAGGTGCTTGTTGTGTGGGTAATTGTGTGGTTATACCACCTATTTTTACTGCTTTAGTAATTTTTGAACTTTCAAAAATGTCGTATGTTGGGTCACTGAATCTTGTAGCGACAGCATATTTACCACCGTCTACCTCACTTCTAGCTTTAAATGTAGGGTTTTGTTGTAATAACTTAAAGTATTTTTTTACTATCGCGTTTAAAGCGTTTTTTGCTTCATCAACTAATCCGTCTTGTCTTTCTTTTCTTTTTGTTGGGTCTGTTTCCGCTGTAGCGGCTGACATTCCTTTTAGTGGGTAAGCGTTGGTGACTATGGTCCTACCTGTGTTTGGTGTTGGTGGGTTTGGTTGTCCTTGTAATGGTGGGTATGGGGGTTCGTCTACCGTCACATTACGTCTACCAACACTAGATGTGTCTAGATATTTTCCAACCCAACCTTTTGTACCAGTTACAGCTTCTCTAAACTTTTCCAAAGTTTCTTCGTATTCTAATTTATGTGTTGTACTTTGTAAATTAGCTTTACCAAAGACTTGTGACATGTCATTGTCTATAGATTGTATTTTTTCTATTAACTCTACTATTGTATATTTTTTATCATATAAATTATCACCTATTAACCCTTTTGTGTGATATTCTCTATAAACCTCACCCAATACTTGTCTACCTTTTGTCATTTGTATTGTACCAGTAGATGCGTCTTGTCTAGTTGGGTACATATATGGTGCGGTAACTGCTTCATGCATATTTATGTCCCTTAGCATCGCTATGTGGTTACCTTTAAAGTCACACGTAACTAAGTAATCTCCAGAAGATGGGTCAAAACGAGATACAAATTTTTCTAAAGTTAACTGGTATTGTACAGCTTTTCCATAATAACCTTTAAGGGTTAAAAAGAATGTGGGGTAAGGTAGGTGAAAAAAAGCGGTGTAAGGTGTATTAACTTTAGCTTGTTCAAATAGTGTCTTACCTCTTACGTCAGTAAAATTTATAGTGACTTGTGGTATATAAGATGCGTTAATTTTAATACTTATAGAAGTTATTCCAAATCCTTGGAAATCATTTTGGTTATTAATGCTTTGTGATATTGTTACACCTTCTTTTGTTTTAGTTTTTATTTTTTGGTTTACGTCTGGGTCGGTGAATGCGTCAGTCCAATCAGAGTCAAAAGAATTTTTACCTTTTGGTTTTAGAAAATTTAGTTCACCGTCTGCTATTTCTACACTTATTTCATCACCCGCAGCTGCACCAACTAATAATTTACTTCTAGGGAAAATTTTAGCTGTAAGATTAGCATACATAACAAAATCTTCTTGATTAACTAATCTATCTTTTACAACACCGTCACTACCCACTATTTTATTTGGGTCTATGGAAACTACATTTCCACCTATTTGTGTTGTTAATATGTTACCTGAATTTAAACTATCTGCCATAATAGAGGAAGTGTTGGTCTAATTTAGATTTGTAGTCCTCTAATGATTGCATTAATGGGAAGGGTACTGTAATTATGGTACCATCTGGTATGTTCCATTCTTGTCCTCCGTATGTTGAATTTGCTTGCATTATCAACCACCCATAGTATGGTGAACTATAGAACTGGTCGGATAACTTATCTAACCTAGTTTTACCTACTTTATAAACTATTTTTCTATCACTGGATTTTGGTGTTAGTACTATACTGGGTACCATAACATAATCACCATTGATGATAAATTCACTATATCTATTATAATAACTCATATTTTAACTAATATATAGTTGGTTTAATAGTTTGTAATTAAACTTATTATTACTAATTCCAACGTTTTTATTTATCAAATTAACCCTAACTATGTTTTCTGCAGTTACTCCTGTGTTAATTGAGTATCCTACATTGTAGTCTGAGTAATATCTATTTAAACTACCTTCTAATGTTTTATATCCTCCATCCAAATTACTTGTAAATCTAGAAGTCATTAGACCAGTATCATAGTTTATCCACACTTTTATAATGTTATTTAATTTACTTTTAAATACTTGTTCAGTAACAGATGTCAACCCCGTTATACCTAATGGGTCTATATTTGTTAAATCATTATAAAGTGTGCTTTTTCTATATTTAAGTAATTTATCTAATTCTGTTTTATTACTAAATGTAAAATGATTAGCTTCATTTGTGTAGATAATAGGACTAAAGAAAATATATTCACCACCACCCGGATAATTTTTAACAAAACCAGAGTTTACGTGGTTGGTTATAAATGTGTTTAAGTATCTATTACTAACATTATACTGGGTGTCAACTTCGTTTAGTGTTGTTCCAGTTAACTCAAATGCCACCACTCTACCACCATTGGGGTTTATATACTGTCCATCAAAAAATCCGATATCACCATTATTGTTTGTGACAAAGTTAAGTTTGTCAGCTGTGGCAGCCAGTTTTTGTTGTGACTCTCTAAGACTGTGAACTACTGTTATGACTTGTGTCATAGTGTTATTTAATTGTGTTTCTAAAGTATTATATAAAAGATTTTGCACATAAACTTTTTCAGGTATAGATGGGGAACATGTATTTAACTCTGTTTGTATAGTTGTGGTTTCTGCACTTATATTGTTTTTAAGTACGGTATAATAATCAGTTATTCTAGTTATAACTTCTCTAGGTACACCTACCAGTCGTGCGTCGGTAGTGTTACCTAATATTCCAGCACTAAAGTTTCTAATAAACATTATTTCTTCAACAGCACCCATACTATGGTATAGAAATAGGTCGTGTAATCTATTTTTAACATCCAAAGAATATGCCTTACTCTCATCAACGAAAGTATTTAAAAGATTTTTATAATTTATTGTATAATCCATTTTTTATATTTTTATGGTCATTTTCCAAAGAATTTTTGCCAAAGCTTACCACTTTGTTCACCGTCTGTACTACTACCTTCTGTATTACTTCCTTGTGACTTACCTTTTGCGGCTTCAGCTTGTTGAGCTGCCATTTCAAGAATTATTTCTTGTTCGTCAGTTACAGGTTTTTGTTTGTCTGTTGTTGTTTTGACACTATTATTATTATACATCTCTGTGTTTGCAAAAAAGTTGTTTGATAGAGCGTTTTGTAGTTCAGATACTGGTGCTTCTAATCCTTGTCCTCCGATATATTTAAAGTTCATCGATACGTTAGCTATCATAGGTTGTACACCAATACCTTCTGGGTTTAAATCATATATTAATGGGTCGTAACTAAAACTTACAGAGTCAATAGCTATTTTTGTATGGTAAAAGTCCCCAATTCTTAAAACACATATAGGTGGTGCTCCAAAAGCTGTATTGTCAACATCTCTTTCGGTATCTAAACTACCGTCACGATTAACTGTTGGTATTGTGTTTCCTGGTCTAACACATTGTAGTAAAAAACTTAACCTGTTGTTTAAACCTTCTGGTGTCATCGAATGAAACGACGGGTGAAAATGTTTTAATTCTCTTTTTAATGAATTATATATAAATTCGTCGTCTTGTTTTAAAGCGTTAAAGTAGTTTTCTTCACCTAACATTTTAGCTAATATTTTTGCTGTGTCTAATTTCTTTTCTTTACCTGCACCCGCTTGGTTATTAGCTGTAGCTTGTGTTTCATCTGTTTGGGTTTCTCCCGGATTACTAGCGTCAAAAGCATTCCAAGAACCTTCCATTTCCGTATTTTGTACATTATCTGGTATTGTACTTTCATTACCGACAGTACTACCATTATCTGCATCAATTATACTCGGGTCTACTAAATCGTCACTATCTAAGTCAATTACCGCTGGGTTTGGGTTTACTGGTGTGTCGACCCCACTAGTGTTGTCAGCAACTGTAGTTTCAGGGTCCGCTTTATATTGGTCCGTAATATCATTTTGTATACTAATAATATCATCAACAGATAAATTAGGAAATATAGATGCTAATTCATATACATCATATTCTTTACACCCAGCAAAAAATGCTTCTAAAGCTTG